CCTCCTCGGGCTTTCCGGGGGCACTTCCCTTCAATTCCGAGTACTCCGGGAACCGGTCCCGCATCAATTCCAGGGCCATCTCCTCGGTCACGATTCCCGCCTCGATCTGGGCCTTGAGAGCCTGGGAATAGGACAGCCGCTCGTCGGCCTCGGTCTTGCCCGCTGTGGCCACCTCAGAGGCAGTCGGGAGCCACAGAGGATTGAACTTGATGCGCCAAGTATCGGGTTCCTTGGCCTTGAGAGCCCTCTGAGCCCAGAGAACGGTCACAAACCGCTCCATCGGGCTCATGAGGGTGCGGCGCTGGTAATGCGTGACCACAGTGTAATATGCCTGCAGGTCTCCCTCGCCCTGGCCCGACATTCCGGAGGGCGAGACGCCGTACAGAATGGTCATGGGCATCCGAGCGGACGACGCGAGGGACACCTTGAATTCCTCGATGGTCGCCTGCACGCCGTCGAGACCCAGGTTCTCGATGGTGAATTCATCGTTCTTGTCGATGGCGGTGGTGTTGAGGAGGTTCCGCGACAGGTCCAGCATCTCCAGACGCTTGCGGACGACCTCCTCCTCGTCATTCGCCATCATGTCGCCCAGACCTTCCATGGCGTACACGGGCGACTGCTTACGCTCCAAGATGCGATTGGCCCACCGGAGACCCGTCCGATACTGCTGGAGATCCGCATAGCACCCCTGGAGAACGGATCGACCCATCCAGGGCACGCCCCCGGCGGTCTCCTCGGGCATCGGCTCGCCCGGAACCACGATGCAGCGGCTTTCATGGACTACGAAGTCGCTGACATTGGCTCCGGAGCGCTTCGGGGATATCCGGTAGGCCCTCGGTTCACCGAACTTAGGCGCCTCGGGGTCCGTGTAATAACCGAGGGTGTCATCGACGCTCACTTGTGTGCCTCGATATACCCGGAGTTCCACCACCTGATCCAGGCTGTTCAGATCGAGGGGCATGCGGAGGCTCCCGCCGTCCGAGCAGATCATCAGAATGATGGCCCCGCCGCACATGCGAGCATATCGGACGGCCTCGGTGAACTTTCCCATGGCCCCGAGGCGGTCGAACTCGTCAGGAATGAGATGTTCCTGGTCGTTCTCGATGGTGATTCCCCTCGCCAAGGAATCCTCGGCGGGCCGGTCCACGATGGTCATCGCGATTCCGTCCGACGCGTAAACCATCTCCCAGACCTTGGCATTGGCAACCGAGGGGCCAAGAGCGGGCAGGAAATTCCCTGCCCCGAGCCCATGCGCGGCCCTCGATGACGCTGCCGCCACAGTCAGCGAGAACGAGTCCATTCGCGTCATCTTGTCGTCACGCGTCGCACGGGCGATGGAATTCATGATGTCCTCACGCTGCCAGGGCGCGGAAGCGCCTGAGAATGCTCGCCTTGCCAGATATGGCGTTGAACCCCCCGGAGGCCGCGTCAGGAATATCGTCGTGCTTCCCCTCGGGGAAGGAAGACATCTCGGATATCAGACGCTGATTCCAGGGGCCAGCGACGATCTCCACTGTACCACCATTCCACTGCGCCGACAATGGCTCTGCCCGCGTCTCCTTGTCGCCCGTCTCCCGCTCGGTAATCACCTTATGCCCCGCCAGGAACGCCACAAGGGATTTTGCCTGATCCTTTCCGGCCTGTCCAGGGTCCTGGGGGATCAGGATCATGACCCCGAGTTTCTTGAACATCTTCTTGTCCGCCTCGGCCGTCTTCTTAATCAGGAGACGAACGTCATTGGCGTCCTTCCGGCACCACTGGAGGTCCATGATGACCGTCCGGCCGTTGCTCTTGCGCCGTCCGATCAGCACTCCCGCCGTGGCGTCGGGGTCCGGGTACACCTCGGAAGGGGTCGTCGCGGCCAGATCCCACCTCCGGACGACCACATCCAGGTCCTCGAAGGGAATTCCGGGGATGTAATTCACCATGGACGCCGGGAACATCGACCCGGCCTCGGGGCGGATCTTCCAGTTGCCCCTCAAGAGCCTCTCGCGCTCGACCCGAGGGAGTGCCTGCAGGTTCGCGAGATACCCAGGGTCCTTCGTCATCAGTGCCTGATTGTCCGACAGGCTGGCCTTGATGAACGTGAAAGACTTCGGGAGGCTTCCGGGATATGTTCCTTGCAATTCCTCGCGGCTGTCCCCCCAAACGATCACGTCGTTGTGCCGGATGAACCACCGGATCACCCCGGATCGCTCCGGAATGGCATATCCATCCTCGTCGATCCACCAGGAGATGAAATCCGAGACCCAGGAATCCGGGTCGGGGTTACACGTCGCCCGGATGTAGGGCTTGACGCCGCACGTGGACCGGTTTCGGGACACCATATACCAGAACATGGCCGACGAGAAGTGGGTCAACTCATCGAACATGATGCAGGGCAACTCCGTCCCCTGCCATCCGAAGACGTCCTTGTCGTGTTCGAGGAAGGACATCTTCACGGTGCCCCCTCCGGGCCACTTCCAAGTGTGCCTGTATGGGGTCGGCTCTCCCCCCGCGAGGCTGTAAACCTCCATCGAGGCGTCCCACAGACCGCCCGGGTTAGTGATCTGAGTGGTCGTGGCGCGGAAGATGGTCGCTGAATACCCGGGAGTGTTGGTGACATGACGCAAGGGCTCCATCAGGAGTCCCCAAGTCTTTCCACCCCCGGCCTCGCCCCCATAAATGATGATGTCGGCAGGAGAGCTTAAGAACTGCTCCTGAGGGCCGGGCTGGGGCATTATGCGGATAATGCCGTCGTCTTTCATCTCCATCTCAGCTACCCCCTCGGATGTAGTCCCACACGCCGTACGATATGAGCCCCGCCCCGAGAGATACCCCGAGGATCGAGAAGAGGGCACCTCCCGTGGCGTAGGGGCATATCGCAGCTAGTACTATACCGGCGGAGTAGGCAAGGGCGCCCGCGATAATTGCCGCAGCAGACCGAGGGGGCATCCTCACCGCTTGCGCCCAGTTCGGATGGCCATCAGTCCCGCCCGTTGCTCGGAAGATAGAACATGACCTTCGTCTTGCCGCCGTTGGCGTCTTCGACCTCCACCGACGCCCCGCTGCCGCCAGGTTCCGCGCGCCGCACGGTGACTCCGAAGACCTCCTGCTGGAGCGTTATGAGGGTCTTGTACGTCTCCATCAGCTTCTGGAAGGTCTCCATGGTGCCCTTGCCCAAACCGAGGATGACCGCGTCCCCCGGCTCCAGGGTCATCATCTTGGTTTCGTCATCCTTGGTCCAGCCGCCCGTGGCCCCATATTCCAGGATGCGTTCCAGTGCCCCCATGTGGCTGTCCGCGATCCTCTGCAGCCGCTGGAGATCCTTGCGCTGCTGCAGCACCACCGCCACGCCCTGCGCGGCGGCCATATCCACAATGTCCGCGTCTTCATCGACCTTGGCGTCCAGCCGCGCAAGACGGTCCTCGATCTCGCGCTGCACCTGTCCGGTGAGGTCTCGAATCCAGCCATGCTCACGGACCCATTTGTCTAGGTCCTGCCGGTCCAGCCCGTGCTTCCGGCAGATGGTGCCAATGGGCAGCACACCCGCCCGGTAGTCGCGCTCCACGGCATTTCGGCGTTCGTCGGGGGCAATGACGGTCATGGACATGGGGCGAATATAGCATGAACCGAGGGGGAAGGACAAGTCTCGGCCGAGTGTGTGGGGTGTAGAGCATGTAGCGGGTGTAACCCTATACACGGACAGCTTTTCCGGAGAAAACACTTGGGGGGGATATACGAGGTACGTCGTACCCCTACCACCCCCCATTTCTGTTTTTTCTCATGTGAAGGGTGGATATAAAACCCTCTACACCCCACACATCGGCCTCTGAGGCCGAAGGAAACCCTCCACAAAGTATAAACAAGACCCTCTACATACTCTACACACGGCCCCCCTCGGTTATCTTGTACTTCAAAGATGGATGTGTTATGGTATCCTCGGTTATGAAAGGACCGAGGGGCATACGGAATGATCAAGGCTCTTAGCCTAATGGTCTGGGCATTCAGCTTGGGAATGGTCCTATATTGGGCCGTGGCCCGATAACCGAGGGGGAATCCTTATGGTGAGCGACGAGAAACTGTTGAACCGGTTCTTCAAGAAAGTTCCAGAGAGGGTGTAGCGGGTTAAGAGACAAACAAGATAAGGTTCGGAAAGATAGAAGAGAATTCTTTTCTTTTTCTCGCGGGCGAAGAGATGCTCGCGCTTCGGGTCGTGTCAAGAAGGGACCCATGCGTTGGTCACATGGTGAGCATGCAAATCTTGCATTTGTTGTGCGGCGCACAATGTGGTATACTATAAGTACGGAAGGGAGACAGGCTCCCGACCCGCCACGCACAGGAGATCACGCGATGCCCCCC